TGCTTTCTTGAGATGATGCTAGGCTTGATTCCGTAGCGCCTTTTTTAGAGATTAATTGAGCCATTTTTTCTAGATCATCTACGGTGTGTTGCTTCTGATCTAACATTCCATCGATAGCTTTAGTTAGACTAGATATCTTATTATCTAGTTCCATCTCCCTAGCGCTCATGGTATTTATTTTTTCGTTTTTAGCTCTGAGGATTTCCTCGCTTCTTTGCGATATCAGTCCATTGGCTTTTACATCATCATATCTACTCATCTTCATCCTCGAAATTCAAACTGACATCTTCACCAAATTCGTCACCAAAAGCTAACTTGTTTTTAGCTATTTCTTCTTCCATCCACTTGACCTGCTCAGGGTCTTTAAGTGGATCGTACGCTTCTTTAGCCTCTTCGGCTTCTTTTTCTGCTTTTTTAAGTGCTTTCTTAGCGAGTATAGCTTCTTCTTCAGCTATCTCTTCGGCTTCCATCTCATCAGCCCAATTACTGTCTGCTTGATCTTTAACCTCTTCTATTCTATCACTTTCTGCATTGACTAACTCTTCTTTATATCGAGCTACCTCGCCAACCAAGTAATACTCGTAAGCTAGTTCTTCTATTGTGTATTTTTCTAATATGGGATCTTTTAGGGGGCGACTATAGTAGCGACACCACCAATTGGTTAAAAATAAGCGATTGTGGTTATCGCCTACTTCCATCCTGGCATCTCTACGTGCTATCGAGTGGATCTGGTTAAATAAGGAAGATTCTTCTAGTCCTTCTTCTCGGCTTCTTGGTCTACTGCCTTCTCCGAGGGGACTTCTTTCTCTGCTTCTTCTGAGGATTTCTTTAGTTCTTCTCGCCATTGTTTTTCCATCTCGTTACACTTGTCATAAACAGCGAAAACTAGATTTTCATCTTTAATGGCAGCACCATCTTCATTGTTTTTCCACCAAGCTGGGGTTGAAACAGTTTTAGTTCTGATTGTTGCAAGCGATGTGGCGATACCGAATAAGCCCCTTGATGGGTTGGCGTAATCAGCCATAAGTCGTGTTTTTTCTAATTCTAGAGCATGTCTGCCTGCCATATCGAGAATACATATAACAGTAAATTGTCCTGAATATTTCAAACCAGTAGTATCGCCTACTAGATCTATGTCAAAACTTTTTTCATTCTTAGGTAAAGAATCGTACATTAATAGCCTCCCTTATAAGTACAAAGAGATTATACCCATAATGAGTTATTTAATTCTATTTACGAACCGAATGTACTCTTAATTGGTGGTATTGCACTTAATGGACTAAGATCGACATCTTTGCCGTCAAAGTTAGTAGGGTAGAAAGGCGTAGTTTCATCTATGAACCCTATAGCTTTCCACTCTAAGGTAATAGTAGATAGCTCACCAGCTTGGATAGTCTGTTTTCTACTAGTGATCATGGCTTTACGGGTTTCAAATATCTTCTGACCTGTAGTTTGATCACTGATTTCTATAGAAACATATCTATTAAAAAGGAAGGATAATACATTGGCTTGTACATTGTCTTTAGTTGGTCCTTTTCCAGGGACTTGGAACATACTCAATGTACCGTTGACTCGTATTCTATTTGGGGCTAACTCATACGGCGTATAATCATCTATAGTATTGATTTCGTCTACAGATGTCTCTACATTAAAGGTTACACCGAAAGCAAAACCATACAAATTATCATTTACTTTAATTATTGCCCTAGAGCCAGTAAAGTATTTACCAAAATTATTAAAAGGAGATACGGAGCCTAAAGCACTATTTAATAGACTACCAGCTGCATTTTCTAAGGCACCAGTAAGTGTTCCACTTTCTGTAATCGCATTATTTATCTTAGCCATTAACTTAACTCCTGACCGACACCAGAGCCGCTTGCAATAGATGTATCATCGTCTGCGAAGCGTGCTTTAAATTGTAGTGTTACTAGGGGTAAACCCCTCTTACTTAATTTAAAATCTAAACCAGTAAAACGGCAATCCCTCAATCTAACAACAGTGGTAGTATCACCTATGTCTTTATTTAGGACATTGTTAGCTGACTGTAGGGCTGCAAGGAAAGCTTTCTCTGCTGCAATTGTTAAATTTGCTGCTTTAAAAGCAGTTAGTTCTTCTGGCTGTGGTGCTATTTTTTGTCTTATTTCTATGTCGAACATCTTAGATTGAAAGAAGCGGCTTGGGTTAAAGTTATCTCCTGCACCACCATCAAAGCTACCACCAGACGGTAATCCTAATGCACTTGTTAGTATATTTTGTCCAGAAGAAAAACTACCAATACCATTACCTAATTGATTTACATCTTCAGGTGGACTAGCGACATAATTTTTCATGCCTCTAGCGTATTTGATAATAGTAAGCGTCCCTTGTACGTCGTACGACAGTGGTTGAATTACCTCAACTTCAAATTTACCTAATACTCTTGGGGTCGCATGACGTACTGTCACGGAATAAGATATGTCCGTGGCAAATGCCACGGACTTATTATTAAGTATAATTTTAGCGTTGGCGCCTGTAAGAAAGAAAGGGCGCTTCCCCATATCTAAGTCCTATTATGTTAAGTCGGTATCGCCACTACCACCGATTACTTCATCATCGTCTTTATCTTCACCTAAGATACCTACGAATGCATAGTTATCAACCATGACTCCGCGTTTATTTAGTGTCATGCCTCGTCTTGTTAGACGGCAATCACTTACTCTAAAAACATGTACATCATCGCCTGAACTTTTTTCATAAATATCTAGATCAAATGTTTCTGATGTCAATATATCTTTAGGATCCATATGCTCGAACATTGTTCTATCACTATCGGCGACCATAGAAGGTGCATTACCATTAGCGGCAACATCAACTATGGCACTGGTTGTAGCTCTAGCTGTATACCTAATGACACTAAAAGATCCATCAACGGAATAGGATACTGGCTCATTTGAATGAACTTCATACTTACCCATTGATTCTACTGGAATCGTTTGAACAGTGATATTGTAACCAACATCTGAACAATAAGCTAAGACCTTATTGAATACTTTAATTTTTGCGTTTGCTCCAGTTACGAAACCTGCTTTTTTGCCTGCCATTTTACTTCTCCTATTACGGTGTTCGGTTCACCTTACCCAGAATTTTATAGCTGATTAAGCTCACCTATATAATATCATATAAATAAGTAAAAAGCTCAACCCCGAAAGGTTGAGCTTTATTTTACTTATTATGCTTTAAATTATGCTTCAGAGGTTGCCCTTTGTACTGTAATATCTGCTAGTACGAAGTCGATACCTTCAACAAGCTTGATTACACAACTCACTCTAATAACACTACCTTCGATTCTAGCAGTAAGCTGCTTAAATCCTTGAGGAGCATCAGCTGTTGAGACTGTAATACCTTGTGCTAAGAAAGTATTCAGTATGCTGGAAGCGAATCCAACTACATCTGCTGCAGTTATTGTATTCTTACGACCAATGAATCTATTCTCTAGAGCTGTTCTAAAGTTGAAAGCTACGATATCTGATGCGTAGATTACGTTACCGCGGTTCCATACCCAGTTACCATCACGACCGTAAGTTGTATTATCAACTACGATTCTGAATCCACCAGTTTGTGGTGCTTCCATGAAAGTAAGACCAGCTAGGATCGCATCATCTGCCTTAAGATCTGGATCAAAGTCTATAGAAATATCTTCTTCTGCAGTCGACATTGGCTGTGCAGTGTGTCGTAAACCAGAACTATTAAGGAACTTAAAGGTAAGCGGCTCACCAACTGGTGCACCGGCTCTAGATCCAGTCACTAGGCAAGCAAGTGCCCAAGGTTGGAACCACTTAATTGTTCCTTGCGAATCAGTCTGTCTAATGTCCTGAATAGTCATCTGGATTCTTCCGTCTGCAAGAACAGATGCTTGAGTCTTACTGTCAGCATAACTAGCCTTAAGAGACAAGTAACCTTGTCGCTCAGAGCGCTTCTTAGTAGTCTTCATTAGTGACAAGTGAGTCTTAACTGACTGATGGATACCAGCGATAGTGTAGGTTGATCCAGAATCAGTTAGTCCGTCAGTTATGTCATCAGTTGCATCTCTTGAGAAAAGAGGAAGAACAGAGTTAACATGGAATTTTTGAAATTGTGTTAGTGCTTCAACAATATCTAAAGCAGATGTTGCTCCGCGAGCACCACCAACTAATGGCTCTTCAGCTAATGCATCAGGGAGTCCAGTTGTTGATTGTCCAGTGATAAGTGCTAGTGCACTTAGTTGAAAGAAGACTGCTACATCGTAGGCATCTTTCTTCAATCTAGCTGGACTATTTCCACCGCCGGACATTGCACCGATGTCAGTGACTTCATCAAGAACGTCAAGAGACAACTGGGCATATAGCGAATCAGATAGTGTAGCGGTCCATCCTGCGTAAACAGTAAGGCCAATTTCATCAACTAGATCTCTAAGGATCGCGAAGGATTCCTTTAAGAATGTATGAACAGCAACACCATTTTCTTTAAGAATTATTGATGTATCTGTAACTTCGACTTCAGCAGAAGCAATACCACCAGAAGTATCTCGTCCGATTTCTAGAACAAGGTTTCCACCTAATGTATCTTCTTCAACAAAAAGATCGCGCTTTTGGTTAAGTGTAAGAGTTGCACTTGGCTCAACTGTTGATGCAGTAAGAGCTGCAGTTAATCCCATATCTGCAAGAGCAGTTCCGCCGCCTTCAGTTAGTTCAAAGCTTCGTCCCCAACCAAGTTGGTTAGCTGTAACCATAGCATCCATTGCGATAGCAATAGTTGAGGCAGTGT